AAAAAGTTATCCTTTTCAAAGGTTCTTGACTATCTAACCGATTTAGGTTGGGAATATACATGTAATACTATGACTCGCTCAGGTATGCAAACCTATGATGAACTCATGCAGTATATCGGTGTCCTACAAGATGGCGAACACTGGAATGAGGACGTTTACAATGGCAAAAACGGAGATTGGTAATGAAAGAATATAGTTTTACTGTTCAAAAAACAGGTTGGATTCATGTGGAAGCAGACTCACTTGAAGATGCTGAAGCAAGACTACAGGAAAGTTTCGGTCACTACTATGTAATTACTGAAACTGGCGAAGAATTGTCAAACGGTTGGGAAACCACAGGCGAAGTAGAGGAGGATCCAGAGTAATGGCATACTGTGACGTTTGCGGTAACTTCGACGATGAACATACCGACGGAGAACCAGAGATCAAAGCATTAGAGGGATATCAACCGACCCTCTATTATTACTGGGACGGAGATTTCTGTTCAGAGGATTACGATTGGAGACGTAAATTTCCTCAAGTTGATTGTATGTGCGAGATCTGTTTTGATATTGCCAACAAGGAATCTAAAATTGATTGGGTAGATGGCGATCCGTTTCGCAAGGGACTCCCTCTACCACACCATTAGGACTCTAGTTCCATGTAGGCGTCCCATGCACCAACATCATATAAACAACCCTCTAGCATCAGATAGTTGCAGAGGGTTTTATATTTGCGACCTTCATGTGTGGTCGTCTGATCCGTGTCCAATAAGAACTGACACAACGCAATTGCTGTCTCAAGTGTCTTATGTGTCTCATATTGTGAAATGTAATCAAAAATCATCACTTTCAAAATTAATTACGTTTTTAGAATAAAGTTTCTGTCTGTTAGATAATTGATCTAATAGACCACTTTCTTCTAATTCCTCCATTTCTCTCAGATATTGTTTTTTCTGTGAAAAACTACTCTTTTTGCGAGTTCCGTAACTTTTTGACATTTTTGTGCCCTTTGGTAGTAAGTGTGTACTATACTATAATTTGTACTAAATCACCGTTTTTCAAGGAATCGTTATAAAACTTACCTAATGAAAAACTTTCAGGGTTTTTGACAAAACCTTCCAAAGCTGTTAGAAAGTCCCGATTTGCAGGTTTCCAAGTATACTCATAGGTTTTCTCGTTTCCTGAGAAATTTATGAAAACCGTGGATTCCTGCATGCTTATTTTGTCGATGGCAGAACTGAGCGTTCCTATGTCGAATGTGTGTTTCTTTGCGGTCATGGAATTTGTTTCCTTACACCTAATTATAAGGGATTCTCAGAGAAAATACAAGAACCTTTGTGACACTAAACAAACTGTCACACATCTCCTTGACATCTCGTGCACTGCTCGCTAAGACCCAAGAATCTCTACACACTCCAACGAGATATCTCACACAACTACATTTTTTTAGATATTTTAAAAACATAGTCATTTTCATAGGCATTTACAGTAAATCTCTGATCACGTTACGGAGATCTAGGAATTCTGTGGGTAATTAGTATAATATGATACTGAAATACCTATGAATTTACTGCGGAATTATCTGAATCCACTCCGCGTCCATTAAGTTTAGATTCTGGGTAGAGTCCATGGAGATTCTTTAAAAAAATTTTCGCTGCGTCTGCGAGATCCTCTGAGGAGTGAGAAAAGAGATCACAAAACTCATAAACTTCCTTCCCTAGTTCTATATTATTCTGGGAAAGAGACATAAGGCAAGATCTTCTACGTTCTAGGAGTTCTTCATCCATTGTATGCTCTCCTATTAGTATATGTACTTGGTTTAGGATACCTATGGTTGCCTTCAAGTAGATAATGTTTAGATGTTGTACCATACTGTGAGTATAGTTTGGCATCTTCAATAGCAGTTGCTTCAGACTTAAAAGGTCCTGCCTTTAATAAGGTATCTGGATATGTCCAGTATATACCTCTATGTTTACCATCAAGCAATTCAATCGTGACGTCTTGCTTGCGGATTTGAAATTGGACTTTCTTGGATTGAGTCATTTTGAGTTCGGGGGACGATAGTGTGCCAATAAGATGGATATACTAATATCTTAACTTCTCTCCATTTAGAGACCGCATGTGCTGCTTCCTCTGGTGTCTTCAATTCCCTATGAATGCATACAACTATGTATTCATGAGAGATGAACGTTATGTCACTCTTTGTGTATTGTGTGTTGTTAGTGTGGTCTGTGTAAGTGACAAGATCACCGACTTTGAAGTTGTGCTTCGGCATTTAACCAAATCCATTACCTCTATTTAACTCGGTGCGTTCGGTATACAGTTCGCGTAATGACCTTTTAAGCAAACGTATCTCATCATCAGTGTATAGTTCTGGTTGTTTAAGAGCACGTTTAATACCCTTGATTTGACTACTGAGCATTTCAGAAGTCACAACCTGTTTCATTGGTGTAATCATGTGGTTTTTAGGGTTTAGTTTCACGATGATGATTGGATGCGAGAAAACAAACCTAGTGCAATTAAGACTGGTTGTTTTCTCCTCTATAATTATAACGCATCCATGTCTCTTTGTCTACCCTTACGTGCAGGTTTCTTAACTGTCACATCAAACTCCCTCGTAGAATACGAATCAGGATATGATCTCAGTATATACAGTGCAATAGCAGCACCAACTGATGATGCTCCCAAGACGATTAAGAATAAAGGCATGTGGATTATATTAACTTCTTATATTATAGCAGATTATATCTCTCCTGCATAGTCTCTATGCTCGTTCTCATACCATGGATGTTTATACTCTCCCTTCACTGGATGTATTGATATATGTGCTCCCTTAAAACTATTCATTCTCTTGATACCACCGAATGACATGTCGAGGTCTTTATCTGTCCAACCGAGTGCATCAACTAACTCTTTGCGTATGTATAGATGTAGTTCTCCTTCGACATATTTAAAGTCAAAGTATTCTTGTATGTCTGGATCTAATGCCATTTATTGTTGTTGCTGTTGTTCTGCCATGGTATTTATGAGTGCCATGTTGCCTGATATTACCATTCTGTCATGTGGGCATGTATGTGGTGGCACATAATGAATATCTCTACCACGAAATACGTGTAGATTGCCTGTTAATGGTTTAATTGATGCCAATGGTGGTAACCAGAGATGCTCTGTATCTGGGAATACTAACGGAGAGCAAAAAGAACAGGTATCCACAAACCAAACAAAAGCGAGGTCAAACCCACTATGATTATGAGTCTTTGCAAAATCACCTTGTCGATATGTGCATCCCCAGAGTTCTTCGATGATATGTTGCGGGTAGAGGACATTTAGATAATTGGTAAGGTATTTGAATGTATTACTATAGCGATGAGTATGAAAAGAAGTGCAATCTGCTTGAACATTTGTAGATCTTTTCTGCTCGTCACCTAAATTTAATATTTCCTTTATTATATTAACATCTGGTGCCAAATAATAGGTGTCTATGTTAAGGTTTCGTCGCATTTTCTTTATATTTGGTATAATATACCTTCTCTAATGCGTGTGCTTCAATCTCCCATGGTTCATCATCATACTTTGTATCACTTGATATAATCTTACTATGCCATTTATTCTCTACCTTGTCCTTCTTCCATTGCTGTTTCCATTTACCACGTAATCTCTGCTCAAAATGAGTCAGTTCATGCATGAGTGTAGTCACATATGATGTATTGTCCTGTTGATTGTCCATTTCAATCTCAAAGAAACGTGGACGTGACAATTGATCTATACTATGAATACAACCATACATACCTTCTCTCTTGAGGTTTCTGTCTATAATATGGACAAACGTGTTGAAGCGATTGAGTTTACGATCTGCCACGAACCACTCGATGACAGATTTAGTAAGTCGCTTGCGATTCCGATACCCACCAAACGTAATGTAACAAGACATAGTTTTGTTCCCCAGTGTAAGAAATTAATAAATGAGAAAATGAATAGGAGTTTCTCTGCTCCTGTCATAGATTTAGCGTCCATTTTGCTTTGATAATAATACCTCTAACTTAGCATATGTTGCACCTTTACCTGTTGCCTTGGTGTCATTCTGCATAAGACTCATGAAATACTTAATTTCATTCTTTGAAAAAGGTGACTGATACATGGTGATGTAGTCTGGTGTGATTGTTACCTTCATTATAGCATAAGTTGCGGTGGTATGCTATCTATACGGTCAGTTTGTAAACTGGCATAGTCCTCGTGCAACTCACATCCGATATAGGATCGGAAGTTTTTCTTGGCAACCATACCTGTGGTTCCTGATCCCATAAATGGATCAAGAATTATATCTCCCTCCTGACTCCCTGCTAATATACATGGTTCAATCAACTCAGGTGGAAATACTGCGAAGTGTGCTCCCTTGTATGGTTTATTAGTTATTGACCAAACAGATCGTTTATTCTTCCTGTCATAAGACTTGGTAAGACCACTATGAGGTTGAAGGCCAGTGCCAGGATTATGGTACTTACCAGATGTCCTGTCTCGTTCACCCCAATCTTGTTTGACTGGTTCTTTGATTGCTTCGTTGTCATAATAATACTTTTTGTTTTTAGATAATAAGAATAGGTACTCATGTGATTTAGTACATCTGTCCTTGACAGACTCTGGCATAGGGTTAGGTTTATGCCATATGATATCTTGTCTAAGATACCATCCATCTGCACGTAATGCAAATGCTAACATCCATGGTATCCCTATCAGGTCTTTCTCTTTAAGTCCTTCTAGTTTGTTACCTCTACGTGCACACGTATCAGGTAGGTCTTGCTTAGTCTTAGACACTGACTGTTTGACTAGTGCCTGACCCTTGCCAGGTCTATAGTTATAGTAACTATCTCCTATGTTGACCCATAACGTACCATCATCTGTCAACACATCACGTACTGATCGAAACACTGACACAAGATTGTCAATGAATTGCTCAGGTGTGTCCTCTTGTCCTATCTGATTCTCTTCTCCTCCATAGTTACGTAGTCCGTAGTATGGTGGAGATGTGACACACATGCGTGCCTTGACATCAATAGTAGGGAGTGTATCTCTACAGTCTCCAAATAATATAGTATTTTTCATGCAAAGTTGAATGCTACAGTAACACGATCAGTTTTAAGTTTGCTAGGTGGAACCATGTGTTCCAAATATGATCTGAATATAACAACTGTTCTTTCTTGTGGTGGTGCTATAATAACCTCTTGATTGTATGGTGTGTCACACTTCTTATTCTTTGGTGGTATCATACCACCGTTATCAGGTCTTTTAATATGAAGTCCTTGTGAGTCCTCTCCTGTCTTCATAAAATATACTGCTGAGAATATACTATTAGGATGCACATGATACTCTTGATATCTGTTACTACTGTAGATATTATACCATCCTTCTGTACATTCATATTCATCGTCACTACCATATGCACGTGCCAATTCATGAACACATTGTGTGATACGTTCTACTAGTAATCTAAACTCTAGATACTCTGCTATATTACTTTGATTATAACAATTATCAGGTGATGCTTTACCACTCAACCAATCAGTTGTATTTCCTGCACCAAATGTGTTACGTAATTTATATACTTTCGCAATGAGTAAATCATTCTCTTCTGGTGTGAGCACATCAGGTTGTGCATATAGACCAATAGGAAATGCATCTATAATATTATTTACTGTTTTAACATTAATCATGAGGATGTTTTAGTCTATCTTCAACCCAGTGATCTTCGTTTGCAATATTTGCTGCTTTTACATATCTTAGAATATGCTCATCAATCTGTTTGTATATGGGATGTAAATCTAGATCCATATTAATATCATGTGCAATTTGTGTTACCTGTGACTCTGTAAAACAGTGGTCAGGATGTAATAGATCACAACATGGAACTCTTTTTTCTATGAGTTCATTAAGATTCATACGAATCTCATAGTCTCTGTATACTGGCATTAGATCATGTCTTTATAGTATAATTATAACACATTTATTCCCAATCCGCATCCCAATCTATTTCTTCTTCATCTCCCCACATGATATCATATGAATCTTGATCCTCTCTATCAAAGTGATTGATACCCCACTGTAGCATTTTATATCCTTCTAAACTACTGAATGATATGGTGCTATCTCCCTCATTCATAGCAAATCCACGTTTTAACCACTCTGTAAGGTCATGTTCTGGGTGTGCTTCTATCATGAGATTGAGTAACTCTTCAAATTTATCACGATCCAGATGTTTGTATTCATTCCATGGATAGTGTTGATGTTCCTGCCACACTGGTTTGTGTCCATCATAAAACATTGTCATCTATCAAATACCTCGATGTGTTTTGTTACCCACTGTCCTGCATAGTTTAGCACAGCTTCCTCCATAGTGAAAGGTTCCTTTGTATATTCTATCATATATCCTTTCTTTTGGAAGACAAGTCTTAAAGGATCTTGATTTGCTTTGATGATCTTACCTTCACGTATTGCCTCCTTACCATACACACAATTTTCTGTGGGTATAAGATATGAGTCAGCATATGTTGGTTCAAATATAGTGCTTGTGTTGATAACATGTATAAAACGTTTATAACATGGCATTTCATCTGCATCAGGGTCGACACCAACACAGAGAGCACTTCCATCATCGGTCAATGATGTAAACCTAGTGAGTCCAGACACACGAAAACTTAGGTTAGCACCTGGTCTAAACCTAAGATATTGTGGATATCTTGCTGTTTCACTCATCCATACACCAGTAGGAAATATCAAACACCTACTATGTGCATAAAAACGTCTCAAGAAATCATTAGGAAAGTCTTTATTCTTATCAGGCCATAGACTCTTCGCTAGTTCTATGTGTTCGTCTTGGATATAATATTTCTGTTCTTCTGGGTCGTCCCCAAAAAACTTAAATCCTTTTTTGCATCCTCTATGATATAAAACAGTCAGATGATCTAATTGATCATTGAGTGTGTAGTCATTCCTCATCTATTCACTATTTCAATAAATCCTTCCTCTATCTGCTTTAACCATGATGTAGTAAATGCTGAGACATCTGGGTCTCCTTTGATAAACTCTACTATTACAGTTGGTTTATCTACAGTTAATAAGACCTTATCTGGGTCTGATACTATGAATGGTAAGTGTTGAACTACCTTGGTATTATGATAATAAAGATCATGCATTGGTACTATTATACTACCAATTTCATGTGGTGTAAAGTAACCTGACTCTGTAACGTAGTGTATGAGTCTATTTGTAGCAGTTTTATCTTCAAACCCTGAACATGCTACTAATCCATTTTCATCTAACGATGTCAACCTATTGATGCCAGGAAATCTAAAGTTAGTATGTGCACCATCATGATATATTATTGAGTATCCTGCGGGTTTCAATGAGTCACTCTTCCATGTGCTGCCGAACGATACTGTCCTATAATGAACTTGATATGTATGTCCACACTCTCGTATAATATCTTCATATCCTGCTACTTTACCATCAGGATTGTCTTTGATATGTGCTGATATAATATCATCCTGTGTCTGTACCATGATCTCAGTAGTTGGATCAGGATCATTGCCAAATATCTTTTTACCTTTGCGTGCTGAATTACATGAGAATACCGTCATTCCATACTGCGATATACTCTTGCCGAATGAGTACTGTGCTATTCGACTATCTTGTGTTTCAACTAATTGATACATTATTCCTCTGCTAACTCTGCACTAAGTGCTTCAAATTGCTCATCAAAATCATCTTCACTGTATATGTTCATGATTTGAGTCGATGTGTATATTGGATCTACACTTGCAGTATCTTTTCTTCTCATTGCTTCTTCATGTTTTATTATGTCCATAGCACTAAATTGCTGTTCAACACCTAACATTTGTGATAGTGCTAGTTTAGTTGCTTCCATCGGGCACTCTACTAACTGCTGTGTCTGAACATATGATAATACTCTTCTTGCTATTTGCATACGTATTGGTTCTTCTTCCTCTGGTCTCATCATATCTAAATCCATGTTGATAGGACCGTACCAATCGTCATT